CTGCGCCGTGCGTGTAATTACGTTGGCTTTGGGGCGTGCTATATGCCAGCGGGGCAGCCCGATTGAGCCACCCCGCGTGGTAATAGTGCCAATTACGTAATCAAACGTGTTTGGTTGTGTAATTACCTATGATAAAGAGTAATGAATGTAATTGATTACACGTTCTACATAAACGAACTTGTCAGGAAACTGACTGATGAAGATGAGGACTTGAAGTTATTAGTTCCAATCACTAATGTATCGAAGGCATCAGAACCATCGGTGCGGGTCTCGAGCTTGTCCTCTTCTGATTCAACTAACTTCTCACCTCGTTTATCTTTTTTGAATCCAGTGTCATTAATATACACACCTGCATTCTCAATTGATACAAGTAAGTCCTCGTTATTATCTCTGTTGAACATGGGAAGTAATCCCTGGTCACCTTTCAGACACATATTAATAAGCCTGTGCTTCTCATGGTGTTTCATTGGTTGGCCTATGTAAATGCGCTCCACATACCAACCTCGCTTCTGGAATGTCTTATCAATAACAGTAGCAAAATCATCGCTTACAACTGCATACGAACCATCGAGGGCTGTTGAATCGTAATAGAACACAATGTGTTTGCGTTTGTGAAACCTGTAGTAATCGCAGAAATCATTCACTAACTCCACTAACTTACGCTCATACTTCACAAAGAATGACTTCAATATCATTAGCTTTTGTGCCTGGACCTGACCGGCTACCAACCAGTTGATATTGGCATTATAATCGAATGCTACACATATTGGTGCGTTGATATCCAAATCACCATCCTGAAGGCATGAAACATTACCGGCTTTCTCCAGGTTATATTCCAATCCCTGCAGGTAATCATTATTGAAGTTTGAGTAATAATGTACTGATTCTTTCAGGTTGTTATAAAAACCGTCCTGGGTGTTACGCACTTTGATACATAAAATAGCTGTCATAAACACCAATGGAGGCAGATCACGTTTAGCCTGGCGAATATATGATTCCCCTAATACTTCGAGATTCTCGAGGCTTGAGAACTCGTTGTAATCAACAGTGATTCTTCGGAGTTTTGCCAGCTTTACAGACAATGTTTTGTACTCATGTATCAAATAAGCGGGAGCTGCTTTGCCTTCTTTTTTTAACCGCTCACGCATAACCCAGAGTTGATAAATAATACCATCTATAGCAGCTATCAATTCAGGATTCATTTGTTTTTCGTATTCCAGGAACCAACTGCCTTTTTTTGTCATTGGCATATCGCTCACGATTAGTTTTGAACGGTAAAATTGCGATTTATTGAAATAACTCTGATTACCACCAATGGCCGGAAAAGTTTCTTCGCGAAGCTTGGCTGCATTCAGGAACTTGGCTTCGTCGAATACTCCATAATCTAAGGTTAATGAGTTTGACGTTCCGATGCCATCCTGAGTGATTATGTACTGAATTGAGCCGTTGTACCAACTTATCACATGGTCGTATTTCTCTGGTTCTATAATCGGGCTTTTGAAGTGCATCTTTGGGTCGGGTCGTCGACCAATAACAAAATGTTTGTTTCGCTTATAACCAAAATCGTCCAACGCTTTAAATGTTCCCGGCAAAGTGCGTGTAAGTGCCTGTTGAAAAGTAGCTCCAACATAACCACCGGAGGAACCAGGCATAAATTGAACATTACGCAAAACAAAGGGCGCTACTATGCCGTGTGACTTACCTAAACGACGACCACCAACCACCACGGTAGTATTGCACTGGCGTTGCATGACCCGCTGTTGGGCAGCATTGAAATAGATTTGTTTATCAGGCTTTTCCATAATCTTCAAATACAGAATTCAGATCAATTTCTTCGTAAGTCACATCTTCCACAATTTCGATATCGGATTTGTATTTTTCGAAAAGTTTGGCAATTTTATCCTTCAGGTTTGGAATTGGTTTTATTCCGATAACAGAAGGATCGGAGGTAATCATCCAAGTTTGTGGCTTGATATCGTCCCATGGAAATTCAGAAGGATCTTCTTTGTCCAGTTTGTTAATCTTCCCGGATACTGCAGCCGCCTTAATCATTGCATCCTCATTATTCTTTACCCTGGCTATTTCCATAGCTTCATCAAGCCAGCAGTTGGTTTTGTACAAATGCCAATCTTTAGAGGCTTTATTTACATTGCCCAATAACTCTTTTATAAGCCTCACATCGTCGTATGCTGTCGATTTTTCGACACGATATAAATTCATGATGTGTTGGGCTATTTCTTTGTCTTTTTTGCGTGTAAAATCGTTCCAATAGGTGAACCCGGCACGAATGCGAACTATGCGCTCGCGAACGGCAGGTAAAATGCCAGGCATAGTATTTACATCGTCGTAGAGATGTTTACGGCAAAGCTCGAGCGTGGATTGTTTACTCATCTAATTGTTGTTCATGAATGTATTTGGTTACTAATTCAATGGCTGTGTTGCTTCCAAGTTCAGCTTGTTCAATTTCCTGGGCACGAAGTTTCATTATCACCTGGAGTTTGGCTTTGTAGTAAATTTTAGAAACTTCTGAAGTTTTATTGCTTATATCGTAGCGAAGTTCGTCCGGATCAACGTCGATAAGCAAAGCGATATCGGATATTCGGAAAAGCAAAGCAGCGTACTTTTCAATCTGTCCGATTTGTATTTGGGTGTATATCATAGGTCATACTTTTAAGCGATTCAACTTTTAGTTTCAGGTTGTAAAATGTATCTTCGTCGGTGGTTATCACGGTACTTTCGGAACGATTGCCACGTGTGGCGTTTTGACTGCCGGTTATGATTACACCAGGGAACTCCAAATTATCAGTTTCGATAAGAACCAGTTTTGCATGCGTTTTACAGTAACTTACAGAACAAAATACGTTTTGAGCAAAGCGGATTATTTTTTGTGTTTTCTGAACTGCTTTAAAATCGAGCACGACGGCACAAGACTTTAGTAATCCGGATTTTTGCAGCTTGAGCATTTTACGGATAAATTCTTCGCTCATACTAAACGTTACCACAGTTAAAGTAGCCGGTCCGGTTTGTTCCAATATCCACTCGATCAGATTATACAACTGAAACTTATTATTCAAATCAGCCCCGATATAACCGGGGCTGATAGGTTTAAATATGTCGTTGATTTTATTCATTTGCGGGTTCAATATCCGGATTGGTAGGATCATTTAATTGCTCTCCGGATTCACCACCTTCAGGTTTAGATTCTTCAGAGCCAACCAATACTCCTATTGCTTTCAGTCCTGCAATCGTTTCGGGTTTCACTTCCTGACCGGCTAACATCAATTCGTTGTAGCGATTTTGAGCTTCGGCAATTTGAGCACTGGCAGCACCCAACTTATTAGCTGCAATTTTTTCGGACACTTCTTTAATAGCTCTGCCAATGTACACACGATTGGAAGTAATGCGCTGCGCATCTATAGGTTTTACTTCTTGAGCTTTAACGGTTACTTTATCGCCAAATTGGTATTCATCGTAAAATTTCCACGATTCGCGGATTTCGTTACTCAGCTGGAGCATTTCTTTGAGGAATGGAAAACGATCGCATGGTGTATAACCTTCACCGGATAATACTTTTACACGTTCGTGCAAACTCCGTAAACGAGCATATCGTTGTGAGTTTGACAAAATAATGTCCTGAACTTCATTAGGTAGTTCATCGTGATCATTGCGTTTACCTTTTGTTTCAGTACCTGTAATAGAAATATTTACTGTTGCAATTTCTTCAGTAAGTTTTTCAACAGTAGCAGCATTGCACTGACGAAATTTATCACCTAAGTACTTAGTAAGTTCGTACTCAATTTTATCAAAGTTACTACGCCGCAAAACATTTTGGTGCAAAATGCGATTGCGTGTTGCCTGAAGCATAAGTGTTGCACCTGCTTCGAGGGTTCGTTCATCTACCGGTGTATCTAACCAGTTCTGAACTTTTTGTTGAAATTCGTTTAAATCAGCCATCTTAAATGTGGATTAATGAGTTAATAAATAAATGTGATTCAAATGTAATTACATTTATTTCGATTTAAAAAGACAAAAAAATCCCTACAGAATTTATCTGCAGGGATTCTTTAAACGAACAATATAAATAGCAACTAAATATTAAAAGAAGCTGCAGTAATATCGGATGCAATCATACCCGTTTTGTAACCATAAGCAAGAACAACGTCTCCAATTTCCCAACCTGTAGTCACTAATGGAGCTTCATAAGTAAACCAAGATCCTTGACTGCCTAACTTATACGCAATATTTGCGCCTACAGTAGCACAAGCCAATACAACGGTAGTAGTCCCCGGAATTATATTTCCACCATCAGGTGTAATAGTAACAGGAGCAACTTTACCAGCATCTTCGTTGATAATACCATCGGCTGTCACAATTTGACCATTATAAAATGGTGCCGGAGACATGTCGGTTATAGTAACCGTGAGAATGGTACCCATTTCGTCGGTAGCAGCTCCACCCAAATTTTGAGCGATAGCTGTATCCGTTTGAAACATTTCGTTACCAATGATTCTCATTTTACCGTTTTTTTGACGGAAAATATAAACCATATCGTCGTTGTTTGCTTGCTGTGCAAATCCTGTTGCATCTTCATCAACTCCCTGATGAGCGAAAACAGCGGTATTCAAAAACGTTTTACTTGGTTTTGTACCCTGACTTGCTGAGGTGATTGGCGACTTATCGACAATTACACCAATTTTGTTCCAAACTGCACCGGCTGCCAACACAAAACTACCAAGCAAAGTGGCAAGGTCGCCCATGCCCATGCCCACGGTAATTACTGTCTGACGCGTTGGAAAAGCAACAATGTCGCGTTTTGCACATCCGTAAACTTCGCCCCGAATACCAGGTAATTGAACACGACCTTCGCACCAGTCCAGATCGTTATATTTTATTTCATCGCAATTAGCCATGTTTCTAACCTCCTATATATTAGGTTTCAGGGCTATTAACCCTGAAACAGTTTAGCAATCATTAATCGTTCCTTGCTGATGGTTTCGTACTGGCAACCGAAAAGGATAGCCGACGAAAGTGTCAGTGTAAATGGAGCAAAGCGATCCACATTCAAAGTTTCCAAATCGTTACCGTTGCCGGGACTCACAATCATATTCTGTTTTGTGGTGAGTTGGATATATTGAGAACTTTTCTTTGAAGCCAATGGCACCAATTCACAACGGTTGTCAGAACCTTCAATGAAAGTCTTTTTGAATTCCTTGTTGTAAGGAATTGCCCCTACGGTGGCTTGATAATCGTCGTTGTACATGTTGTAAATGCTGTAAGGCAAAAACATTTTTACAGATTCAGTTTCCTGCATTTCGTCGGCTGCACCACGCCAGATAGATTTCAATGTGTCGAGCGCATTGGAAGCGGTGATAGCAGCATCTAATTGCATAAAGTTACCTTTATTGGCTGCAATAGTAGTAGCAGTGATTTCGGCAGTTGTAATGGTATCGAAGCCATTGAATAACTCAGCACTGGTAGTTCCGGCATCGACGCGCGAAGCCGAGAAAATAACAGCATTCAGTTTAGCTGAAAGCGATTTGAGTTCGGCGGCCAAAATGGCTTTGGTGATAGGTACGTTTTTCAACGCATCACCGTTGAGCATAAGACTTCCCAAAATTGACTGATAAACAGTATTTGGGTCGAATTCTTTGATAACACTACCCATAAACACTTCCAACGTGCGAGCCGTGATGGCTGTAGTTGTGTTTTTGCGGGTTGGGTCGTAAGGACCATACTGGGCGTTGCCAGCAATTTCTCCAACGGTTTGCTTATACTGCACGCCCGGACGAAGTGTCATGTGCTGCAGCGAATTTGCTAAACCAATGGTGATCATCATAATAAGCTCTTTGCGGAATTCGTTTGCCGATTTCGCAAATGCTTCGGGTGTGAGATTAATTGCCATGTTGTTTAAAAATTAAAAAAATTATTATACCTAAAAAAAACTAATACTAATGGATTAAGAAATTAAGGAAGCAAATCGTGAAGGGATTTAGCTGAAGCAAACATGACAAAATCATCACTTTCGAAATTGTCAGAACCTGTGTTGTCGGCTTCTTTCACAACACCTTTGGTTTTATCACCCGGGTTTTTCTTCAGGTTTGCAATTTGAGTGTTGAGATCGGCAATGGTGGTATCGCGTTCGGTAACAATAGCAACTTGCGCTGCTAAATCAGTTTCAGCTGTTTGCTGTGCTGTAAGGGCTGTGTCGCGCTCGGTAGTAATTGTCGTTACTGAGTTTTCGAGCGTAGCAACGTGCGTATCGATAGCTTCTACCTGTTCTTCATTCAGGAATACACCATCTTCGGTACTGGCCAATTCATTCACTTTCAGAATGGCATTGACTTTAATAGGTTGTTTTTTCATTGGATATGAATTATTAATGTTAGAAAAAAAATTGTTTTGTCCTATAAAGTTGGTTGGTAACCCGAATGAGTTCAGTTTATCGCCCATGGCTTTG